GTGATGTGAGTAGAATCTGTTCCACTCTTGTTCTTCCTGAACATATGATCGAGTTTCATAAGAATTATTCCACTGATCAACAAGTGTGTCAAATTGTGTTCTCCACGCTTCTTCCATAAAAGATAATGTTTCTATTTGAATCATTGCGCGGATATGTGTTGCTTGTATTGCTGGAGGACCGTCATCCCCATATTCAAGAAGTAACCATTCAGGGTATCTATTAAAAGTAGTCCAGTTTGCTACTCTAGCATTAAATGTTTCGTCTTTTAATCCGGCAGTAGGAACAGTAAAGTTATAACTGTTTGTTCCCCCACCTTTTCCTCTATTACGACGTACTACTTCTACTGTATATACAGTACCAGCAAGAATATGTTCCCAGAAGGCTTGTCTTCGTGGTTGTCTTTCCTCACTATGGTTATATAATTCTTGTCCAAGATACGGTAGTTCAATTCTATTTACTACAGTTTTACTAAACTTTCTACCATCGGTAGCAGGATTACCCGCTAATGCGTGATAGTGGAATCCTGTTATCAAATCTTGCCATGTACCCAAACTTACTATGTCGGGAACAGAGGCTTGTAGTATTGAGCCAGTAGTAGAAACATCTATTTCTGGAATTATTACGGAGTTAAATCCAATTCGTAAATGATCTGCATATTGTGTTGGTATTCCAGATATGGCTATTGCATTTTCTAGTGCGCCTAAAATAATACTTGCCAATCCACGTTGTATCTGGGCGACGGCATAGAAATTAGAGTTGCTAATAAGATGTTCATATCCCATTACTTTATGATAGAATTTATCTTGTGGATCAAATTCTATACGAACAGATAATGGCCCACTCGCCATGCATACTCACCTACTCTATTTCTTGTCCGAACCCTAGTATCGTATGCACATCTCTTGCAAGATCATTATAACCGTCAAGAATTGCTTTCTTGATAGGTCTTGGAACATCTCCATTAAATATCTTTTCGACAGCATCAAGAGTCAGTCTACAGTGCATCCTCTTACGAGTCTCGATTCCTTGCGCAATCTCCAAGAGTGCTATTCCATTAACCTTGTTATGTATAAATGACTTGTTGCAATGAGGGCATACAACTTGATTTGGTATATAATCCATTCCGATCCCCTATCCTTTCTTTACGCTTCTGGCTTTGTGCCTACTGACTTGCAGATTAGACGTAAACGATTTATTGTAGGAGCCCCTACGGGATCAATAGCCGTGATCGTGACGTATTTACTGTCCACGCTTACTTTTCCCTCAGACGAATTCATGCAGCGCTGGGCTAAATCATGGTACATGGGATCAACTCCTAACGTACATTCACCAACGTAGTACTTTCCACCCGGTGTTGCCGTTATTCTTTCATCCGATGCCCAATGTACTCTAGCCAGCACTTCAGTCTGCTCCAAAACTATATTAAATCCAGTGTATGTCAGGGGATTATATAATCCACTAGCCACAAATTCAGTATCTTGGTTTGTTACCGGCGTATAGAAGGTAACATAGCGTCCGATTTCTTCACGAACGTTGTCAATTCGTGACTTGATAAACTCTGGATCAATAGGCATTTACTTTTTCTCTCCTACACGATTCAATAAGCGTTCAAAACGCTGCTTGCTTACATCGTAATTGTATTCCGTAATCAGTTTCTCACGCGCAACAGACGCTAATGCATCTGCTTCTACTGGATGATCAAGAATCCATTGTCCCATATCAACGGCTTTCTCTACCTCAAAAGGAGTGGTTGACCATTGGGGGAATAGGATATCCTGCATTTCCAGTCGGTTAGAACCGCCAATTACTGGAACATTAAAGAAGGCTGCTTCGCCTTGTATCCTGCCGGGAGAATTCCTGTCAGCTAGATTGATAACAAACTTGCACTGAGACAAGATTTCATAAAACTCTTCCATGCCATTTCGCTGGTGTATGAATACATTATCAACTCTATCAGCCCAGTAAGAACAATATGGTAATAACTGGTCTGGAATCGACAGGAATACCCCGACAAGATTTGGATTATTCAGTTGTAGTTTTCTAAAGATCATTAGATTCGATACGAAGTTCCTATCATTGTCCGCTGCACCGACACCTAACCCGATATATATTTTTTCATTAGTTCGAAAATGTCCGTATTGCTTCTCGTAGGATTCAACCGGAAACGGGAGGCCAACACGCTCAACTGGAATATGTGGCAACGCAGTCTGATAAAACTGCCGCTCCTCTTCAGTAAGAGCCATCAAGCCATCTAAATATTGTAGATCAGCCAGATAAGCATATTGTCTTACGGCATCAAGACGTGATATATGGGTAGATAACGGATGGTCGTTCAGTCCAAGTTGGACTACGTGAGGGTATCGATCCCTAATCGTTTTCGTCCATCCAATTGCATCTAACCAAAGGGTTCGTATCACTGTTTCATAGAGACTAGCCTCTTCAATACGCTGGACAAATGGAATCTTTAATATATCCATCCAAACTCCGTTGTCATACTGTCCATTATTGGGCTTGTCCCCATAAAATATCGCTAGTTTATCCATTTCCTTCTCCCTATACAGTTCCTAATTTAAGTTTGTTTCCCCATTTACTCATAAAGTATTCATGAGTACTGTTATCAATCCCGAGTCTTCCGTTTGTTTGCGAAACCAAATGTATGTATGTAGCAGTAGGGCAACTTACAATCTTATACCCTGCCTCTCTTGCTCGGAAAGCAAGATCAACTTCTTCCCTGTAGCCCATACCAAACTTTTCATCAAAGTAACCTATCTTATCTAGCACTTCTCGCTTGATAAAGATACAACTACCCTCTACTGCCTTTTGTGTTTCAACGCTGGTTACTTCCTCGGAACGTTGCCCGTAATGTTTATGTCCTGTATTACCATCTGGTCCTACGTAGATACCAAAATTTATAACTGTATCCCCATTTGGAGCCAATGCCTTTCCCCCTACGATCCCAATGCTGGGATCACTGTAGGCTAGTTTTTCCATTTCCTCTACGATATCTGATTGGAGAATAGTATCATCATTTAGTAGAATAACGTCTGTGTTGATCATTCCCATCATCTTATTGGCTGCCTTTAACCAGCCAATATCGTTTTTGTATACTAAAAATTGTGCGTTTTTAACATTGTTTAAAATACTTGTTACACAATTCGAAGCCAATCGACCACCAAAATATGTGGGGACCAGAATCGTTGTATTTCCCATACCTTCTCCTTAATATATTGCTCCCATTACTCCCATATCAACAAGACGTGCGTATGACTCTGGATTCAATGCATTAGAGAACCCTCTCATCGGTGATGATACGGCTTTTGCTAGGTTAGGAATCAATGGTAGCATCTTATCTAGTTCCGCTACGTCAGTAAGAATCGGATTTGCCCTACCTTGCTGTGGATCGTAGGCAAAGTCCCCATCACGAAAGCCAGCCAACTCTACATTACCTGTTTTATAGATGATTGATGCCATTAATATAATTGGGCGCTTATCCCTAACAATAATATCAGGAGTTACGCTATACGTGTTAGGCTGCAAAACTGAAATCGCATACGTGCGCTCCCATCTCCAAGCCAATGCCTCAATTCCGTCTGCAAGATATGCAGCAAGAATAGAATCCGTATCCTGTACCTTGATCCATTGCTTGAGGTGACGCTTAAATGCGGGGGTTAGTTCAAGCAGATTCACAGTATCTCACTCCCTTTAGTTAACACCACGCATCATTTCAGGCGTGACGAAATCTTCATCTTCCTGCAATTCTGCTAATCGTGCTTCAATAACAGCAATTGTCTTCTTGGGGCGCTCAGTTTCCTTAGCTATATCAAGCATCTTTAAAATTATTGCTACAGATGAAATCTTTTCAAGTGTTTTCTTTAATGTCAAAAAGTTACCCTTGACTAATTCAAGGGCCTGTTCGTCGCTAATAGCGTTATCAGTTTCCCAATCAAGCGTAGGCTCTTCAGCAGGAATAATCAATCCCTCAATAAGCGATTTCTTATTCACCATCTTAAAGTCACGAAGTCCATCAATAGGAACAGCAACCCACGGTTGATTGTTTGTCAATGTAAACCCGATGGCATCTCGACTATGAAATCGACCTCCAACTACGTAGGTTACATTTTTCTTATAGTATACAAAGTCTCCCATTTACTTTTCCCTTCCCTTATCTAATATAAATAAAAATGGATTGCGAGAGCCGGGGCATTTGCCCCAGCCCTCGCATCATTAATACTCGTATAAGCCTAGCTATGGGCTAGGTTATGGAGTTACGGAAGTTACGCCGATCTTTACAAGACCGCGAGCATTCCAGATCATCATACCAAACTGTAGCCAAGTCTCAAAGTTCCAATATGGAGGAGTTGGCTCGTTGTCTACGTATTCCTTTGTCTGTGGTCCACCGTAAGTAATAAACTCACCGATGTTGTCACCTACAACAAGTACGAAGTCGTTTGGAAGAAGTGGACGAGGCGGATACTCAGACTCGTCAAAGATTTGCTTTAGACGAATGATGTTCGATACGCCACGGTAAACCTCGACACCCTTTGAGCCCGCACCAAACGGTGAAACGTTCTCAAAAGTACCAGATGGCTGTCCATTGATTGTTACATACGAATCAACATTGTTTGTGCTAGTAATAATCTTATACTGGCCGAATGTTGAAAGCGGTGCAAGTGCTGCCTCTGTACCAATAATTGTCTTTACCCCGCCCGACCAGAAATTAACATGGTCGATAGCGTTGTCAAGTGCTGTGGATGTAAGTGGTCCACCAGCATTAATAAACTGTGAATAAGTTGCCCCCGGAATTGTAAGAGCGCTTGCATTTGTTGTGTTCCAAATGTTAGCAAGTGCGTTCCAAGTGCGTAGAAGTACACGCTCCTGAAGCGCCTTCTTTACGTCCTCTCGTACCTTTTCCGGTGTAAATTGTGGGCCACCATGCGCTAACTCAAGATCGTTATACGCTGCCTTTGCAGCAAGAATATCGAGTGAGTAACTTACAGCCTTGTCACGTACTGTGATCTGCTCACCAAGGGTGATCTGACCGGGTACGATCTGCTGAACATGATACTTGCCCTTAAAACGCTTTACTAGAAGTTCGCCAAACTGCATTTCGCGTGTATTCATGAATGCACCAGCGACATCAAGAGTAAGATAAACTGGGTCTACATACTCTGTAATAATCTCGGCTAGCGCCTTCTTGTCTACCCTAGCTGCCTCCGCAAAAGCCTTTCTATGGTTGTCCGTTAAATTAGGGTCCTTTATTGCCATTTAGTTATTTCCCTCCTTTACATCAAAGATTAGCCTAGTGCGGCTGCGCCACGTAGCTTAATTGTGATTGTATTCTGTCCAAAAATATCCTTGCCTACAACATGACCGACAACTTTATTGCCAGCAACCGCACCTGATACGGTTGGCTTGCCTTCGTTACCAGTTGCGTAGTCAGCGTAAACAAATGAACCGTAATTAAAGTCCGAAGATACGCCTGTATAGTTTCCTGAGCCATAAGTAACTGTGCCCTCATCATATGCAAGAGCCGCGCTACCTGATGGAACGGGTAGATTATAGAACAACTTTGGAATATCGTACTGCTTAATAGCAGTAGGCCACGCTGAGTTATACAGCGTATCTGGGTCCATTGCGAATGCACTTTCCTGCTCGTTTAGAGAGCCATCATTAATCGCGTATACCTGTAGACCGTTAAGTCCGACACCATCGAAATATGGGCCGGGGTTAAGTGGCTTGAACCAGTCAACTGGGAAAACTGCCTTCTGCGCCTCTTCAAGAGTACGTGGAAGTGTCATACGTCCGTTTGTGTCACGGAATGCAAGTCGTCCTCTAGGAGTTTCCTGATTTAGCCCCACACCATCAATATCGTCATACTTGTTAACAATAAATTGTGTACCGGGAACTGGGTTTCCTGTATCAATAGCATTTGCCATTATAAACTCTAACCTCCTTTATCTAAAAATTATCTAAAACGAAAACTTGGTAGGTCTTGTATATCCTCTACAACTTCCGGTCTAGGAATTTGTGTTGTTTGTCTACTAGCAAATGCTAGTCCTGCACCGGCTGATGCCTGTGCTGACGATGTAGCAGCCGCCTTAATTGCTGTTATGTTCTCAACGTAAAGATCAAATGCCTCGTCAGAAAGTGAAAGAACAAAGTCCTTTGTCTTCTGAGACTTCTCAGCATCTGCCTCTAGTGGGAATCCAGCGTCTGCCATCTTACGAACACGGCTCTCAAGCATCTTTTCAGTCTTAAGTGTTGTGTTCTCTGTCTTTAGTGCTGTAATTTCCTCAGTAAGACGAGTAATTTCCTCCGTCTTTGAAGCAGCCTCGGCCTGAAGTGTTTCAGCCAGAGCCTTTGCCTTTTCGGCCTCTTCTTTTATTTTCTGTAGTTCTTCTTCTGTCACGTTTATACCTCCTTTATCACTGGGATTTATATTTCCTTCCCCTGATGATCCCTCTGCTTGCGCTATAAACGCTTTCATTGAAGCCACAAGTTCCTCGTCATTTTTAGCAGAGGCCAACGCTAATAGTGCTGTTCTTCTACCGTATGCGGGCTCTCGTACAAATGTAGCAGCAGTAGTGACTAATTTCTTAATCCACTGTACTCCATTTCGTACTACTGAATCCTCGTATACGATTTCATATGAAATTCCGGGGGCTTCGCCATCAGCATAAGCCTTTTTTAAATACTCCACTTCTTCTGGAAACTCTTCAGCGTATAGTACAGCATCAGCAAGAAGTTGATGTGTACCGTCTTCAATTTGTGCCTTTGCCATATTTGTAATATGGCCTATCACATAAGAGCCGAGATGATTACCGGCACCTTGGCCTGTATACTTCATCTTAATTGGCATATTAATAGCAGTACGAATAACTTCATCGAAATCCTCGTACTCTATCCCCTGTAGTAATCCTGCCGGTGCAGTTGAAAGTGGGGCACCTTTATCATCAGCAAAAACAAATTTTGCAGTAGTCAGGTACGGATTAACTTTATGTTCGTCGCTACCTTCAGTTTCCTGTTCATATATTTCAGCCTGTGCAACATTAAATAAGGCTACATTCATCCATCCACCCCCTAGGTGTAATTAAAATCTCTTACCTATTACCATACCTAGTGTATAAAATATATACATTAAGAAAATAAACAACCAATGTTCAAATCCCTCGTCACCATTTTCTATAAATCTAATGGTTGCAAGAGATATAAAGAAAGCAGCAGTAATAACTGAGGTATGATATATAATAACTTTGTTTGTATACAGAAGTTTTCGTATGTATATAACTCCGACTATAACTCCAGCCGCAAATGCAGTTAGTAGTGGCACAAGTCTTGGTTCTAAAAACGCAAATAATACTGCAATATTATCCATGACCTCGCCTCTCAGCTTCTAACTGGAGTTCTAATTCCTGAATTTTGAGTAATTGAGAAATAGTCAGATTGTTTAATCGAGTAACTTCAGTTGAGAGTAAAACAAGTTTCTGATCCCGCTCTTTAGCCTCTAATTCTAGTTGGCTAATTCTGTCACCCTGAGCATCTACTAAATCTTTAAGGGTATTTACTAATTTTTCTTGGTTCGGGCCGATATTATATTTACGGGCACCATAGAGTCCAAGTACTGCAATAAGTACAGTTCCAAATAACCCTATTACCGAAATTGCAACGTCACCCATAAACAAAACACCTACCTACGGGGCTCTTCAATTTTAATTTTTCCATAGACTTTTTTACCAACAACAGCATTCTTTAAAATAACTGTATATGTTAGATCATCACGTTCTGTATATTTTTCAATATCGTGAGCTAACACTAAAGCCTTGTCCGTTTCCTCGATTATGAGCCCCACAGATAGTGTGGGAGTTACATCGTCAATATTCTCGGGTAAAGTAGAAGATACTACTGAATAGTGGTCTTCCCAAAATATAATCGCTATATCATACTCTTTCAACATAATTTAATTCCGGGCTACTTTTCAATAATATCGTTAGTAGTAACAATTAAACCATACTGTTCTGCGACCTTATTGATTAACTCAATCACATCCTCATCAGGAAGTAATTCAGTTGAGGCCGCTTTAACTTTTGAAGTAGGTTTACCTTTTAGGGATGTTCCAGAATTACGTTGATTAACTGGACGATTTTGTGATCCAGTTGGACGCCCTGCTCCGTTTGTACCGGGGTTTTGTCCGATCATTGGAGGGGGAGGACTATATGGAGTCGGTGTAAAGGCTGGTAATCCCTTAGCAATTTCAGCCTCGTCCTTCATTAGTTCTGCCTCAGTCTCAAAATCAATACCAGCCATATCATCGCGGGTAATACGGCTTACGTTACCTTCTGCGTATAACTGCTGGAATACTGCGGCTGTCTTGATGAAGTCCTGAAGTTTGATTGTCTTCCACGATGGGGCAGGACGGTTTCGGAATCCATTAAGGTCCGATGCCTTCCAATATAATTCTGTATTAATCCATTCAAGAAGAGCGGATCGCAATTCTTCCATCTGTGGTTGAATTGCCCACGTAGACACTTCAGATGCTTGTGAGCCCTGACGAGATGAACCAGTTAAAAGAATACCGGGGAATCCCAGACCCTCATCAAGTTCTTCATTTACCTCACGATACTTATCTTGATCAAGCATCGCAGTTACATCAGGTGTAATCCAAGTCATCTTGGTTGTGTGGTTAGAGAACAAAACAAATAGACGCTCCATCTTCCTAGGATCACCAGAACGTGCTAGAATTTGTGTTTGTAAATTCAAAAGATTGCCATTTGTCTCTTCAGTAATCGGGAAATCTTTATCCCCCTCTTGCACCAAAAGAACAGCGTTAATAACTCTGGCTGCAACGGCAAAATCCATGCGGCGCAGTTGCTGTTTGAATACCAATGACTCAAGGACATTGTATAAGTATGGTGTGGGGTAGGGGGAGATAGAAAGTTCCTTGCGCAAAATAGGATCAGAGTCTAATATCTCTATATCCTGAGCGCCGGATTCAATCTGTGAAACATAAGACGGGAAATTCTCTGTCCACATCTTATATTTTAATTGCTGCTCTTTAATCTTTCCGCCTTTATTTTTAATAGCGCGGCGATCTGAGTCAGTTACTTTCAAGTAGTAGGCTTTACGTCCCCAACCTACCCATACAACTTTTACAAGTGAGGGCGGATACATATCCAATTGGGGAAGTACGTAGGTTTTATTTGTAGTAAGATCAGGGCTTATATCTCTGCCCTTTTTCTCTATCCATTCAATCTTAGGTAGAATCATGCCTGAGAGAAAATACTCTCTAGCAGCATTGTGGAGAAAGCGCATCAACCTAGCGGGCTTATCATGCAGAACAGTACGGAAATATTCATTTTGCTCGTCTGTCGTTTTTCGTTGCCCATTACGTAATTCGGTGATTGCCAATTCCTCTAGACGATCAATAACTTTAGTAATCGATCCTCCACGCTGATAAAAATCATAACACATTCGGATTATATGATGGTAATCTTTCGGTATCATTAGTTTTTCAGGGGATAGACCTGAGTACTGGTACATCACGTCTGCTGATGTAGGCATATAAAAACCGCCGAAGGTTTCTTCGACGGAAGTTGCAAGCGCCTTTGCTAGTGTTGGTTTTTCAAGTTCATCTGCCACTTATAACACTCCATATGGGTCTAGCCATTTTGCTGGCAGTAGTTTTATTTTAACTTCTTTACGTTCAGTAAATAGAGGCTCACCATAGCGGAATTGGTATGCCATAATAGCACACATCATTGCTGCAAATTGGTGATCATCTGTTGTTTTATATACAGGGTCGCCTGTTGCTGATCGCGTAAATTTTGTTCGCTCCAACTCACTCATCAGATTATCATCCTCTGAGGAAAAGCAAAATCGAATCTGTTCTTGCGTCCAACGGCTAACTGTTTCTACCGCTACTCGTTTAACTAGGTCTTTCTTCTCAACAATCTCCCCGTCTTCATCCTTAGCCGCTACAGCCATCTGTGCGCCAAACTCAACGGGAAAAATCCTGTCAGTAAACTCGCGTTCCTTGTACATTGGGTCAGCATTTTCTCCGCAAAGGTCTTGCCATTGGACCTTACCCGGCCCACCCATATCCATGCCTATAAAATTAAAGTCATACGTCTGATCTAACAGAGTTAAAATATCTCGCTGAAGTTTATATTCTACACGTTGAAGAATAATTCTACTCAGATTTTTCCAAAGCCCCGAAGTAGCATCCTCATACATAATAAAGAAAACTGCGGGATCAGGAGAGTATCCTACATCGTACCCTATTCCAACTCTCGGCTCCACGCCCCATTTCTTAGGTATAGGGGGCATTGAAATTACATCTTGTAATCGATACGATACCTGTCCTGTATTGATATCAGTTGTTTTTACTTTATCAAGCATAGCTTGTGTGACAACAATACGATCAACTTCATAATTTTCTTTCTTAAATCTTACTCTGTCAAAAACAGAGAAAGTGGGCACACCATGCTGCCCAAGTACGAAATGCTTGTAGTCTTCTGTATCTTCTTGTAGGGAAGAGTATTCTTTACGGCGTCGATATTCAACTTCAGGACTCCACCAACTCATCATTGTCTGTGAAATATTGAAACTAATATAGTCAGGGTCCTGCGCATCGCATACGTATAATACATTATCTTTACGTTCGCCATTAGGCACACCAGATACAATCATTTTATGATTTGGTATCTCAAATTTTAGACAGTTCTGTAGGCTCATCCATGTAGTCCAGGGAAATTCCTGAGCCTCATCTACCCAAATCTTTGTTGTGTGTACACCGATAACGTTATCTTCTGATCCAGCAGCACCCGCAATACGTAGTACAAACTGGAACCCGTTTAGAAAGTCAATACGCCCCTCAGACATATTGATTCTATTCCTATCGACAAGTTTAGATACAAGCCAGTGCTTACGGCACGCTCCTGCAATACGTCCGAATGATAAATCCTTTTGTGATTTATTCGGCACCATAACAAACAAGTTAGGGGTATCCCCGCGAATAAAATCTCCCGAAATTACCCACCAGTAAAGCATCTCAATCATGGTAGTTGTCTTGTGTACGGAACGTCCGCAAGCCATCGCCATACGGTTCTTCCTACACGCTGTCCAAGCCCGCTCATGCAGTTCTAGGGGCTTCCAGTTCATGGGATCGTACTCTGGGTCGGCCTCATTAATAAACTCTCTGAACAGTACTGGATTTTGGAGTATTTGCGCAAACATCCACTCCGCTTCTAAACGTTCTCTGTCATCCATACCCTCACCTATCTCGCATAGCGAATAATTTCCCCGCAATGAGGGCACTCAGTAGAGAATTCTGCAATACTCACTAGATCAGGAAAGTTTAACCAGTAGCGAATTAACTCAATTTCACACTTAGGGCACTCTACAGTAATAGTCTTTCTATTAAAAAACTCTACTGATTTTTGAAGTACACTATCAATCCATTGGGGTACATCGTCAACTGATTTTTCTTTTCGTGCTTTACGTGTAATACCAAGTTTCTCTTGAACATCAGCAACGCTCATGTTCAGGTTTCTTTGGAAATCTCCAAGGTTCTTAAGGACCATGATATCGTCCTTACTCTTGGTACCTTCCATCTCCTGTATTGATCTAATATCCCTATCAACATTTTCACTCTGTATGAGAAGTCGGACAAGGTTATTAAGGGCCTCTACATCGTTTGAATCATTCAGATCAACTGCAAACTCTTGCTTGAGTGCGTCAAACTTATCTTTAAATCTAGCATCGTATGCCTTTTCTGATTTATTGGTTGTCGGCTTTAGTCCTGCGGCTCGTTTTAGCCTCACTAACTCTCTAATCTCATCTGGAGATTTACCCTTGTAGGGGCCTAGATTCTGGAGTCGTTTTATGTAACTATCACTTAACTCGTCGTCTGCCATTTCCCTCTCCTTAAAATAAAAAAAGGGACGAGTCCAATAGACCGTCCCTTTCCCATGCTAGTATTAATTTTGGTAGCTGCGCCTCGGAATCGAACCGAGTTAATTCACCTTATGAGAGTGACGAGATACCTTACCTCCCGCCAGCTACATAAATTTAATATACCCTAGAGTCTTTACTTAATGTCGCTGATAACGCACCAAAGATTGTTAACAGGATTAAAAACTCGATCACAATAACACCTTCTAAAAAGTATGGTGGGCTAGACTGGATTTGAACCAGTAGTATCCTAAGACGGGAGTTTTACAGACTCCTGAGCAACCGTTGCTCAACTAGCCCTTTTAAAGTAAGCGGTCTTATTCCAGCCCCTTTATTCGACCCCATCACCGGCTGAACCTATCCGAGTTTTTCAGGGGCTCCGGTGGGCAGTAGTTTGTTTTACGTCTACGCTACCAAAAGACGACTGCCTATCCTACCAATTAGCCCCAACGAATGCTCACGTCGTTTCGGGATAGGATAAATTATTGGGCTACCGGGCAGTAGTTTATTTTAATTGGCACCCCCAGCAGGATTCGAACCCACAACCTCAAGGTCCGTGGCCTTGCGCTCTATCCAGTTGGGCTATGGGGGCGCGCTATGTTAAGGGACCATTGATGCGCCTACGCTATATGTTAGTGAATCAGCATTACCAACGGTAACGTTAACTCTCCATACAGCAGGAAGCATATCCTTAGCCACAGTATTTGCCGCCGCAGTCAATTGTGGGTGTACACGGAGAACCGTTGTACTTACAGTTGAAACCGCAGCCGATGCTAGTATTGTATAATACTTACCACTTGTTGGGTCCTTACCTTCAATTGTAAATGTTACAGAAGGCGCAGTACCCTTAGCAGTAGCATCAATAACTACTATTAATCCTGTCCCGCTATCATTACGAATGTCGGGACTTGCTGTTGCTGCTGTTCTAGCAGCACGGGGGAGAACTCCTACGTGTTGTGCCAAGTTTTTCACCCCCTTATTATTTTATTTGGCAATCCCGCTAGGATTCGAACCTAGAATCTCTTGGGCCAGAACCAAGCGTGTTGCCAATTGCACCACGGGATTATGGTAGTCCTACTTGGAGTCGAACCAAGGTCTTCGCGTTATCAGCACGACGATCTAACCATTAATCGATAGGACTATAAAAGAATTGGACCAACAATAAGGGCACGCTTTACACGAAACCCCTCAAATGGAACACCCATGCCATGAAGAAGACAGCGTTTAGCACACTCGTCATACGTATCAGGTTCAGTATAGGAATATTCCTCTCCTGTATCTGTATCGTATACTAATAGTACACGCCATAATCCTTCATACATTCGTCCCATTAT